GCGAGGGTATTCTGCTTGAGGGGGCGAGGACTAACCTGCAACAACAGTCCGATGTCTTTGACGACGCGGCGTGGAGTAAAACAGCCCTCACAGTAACCCCGAACGCTATAGCCGCCCCAGACGGAACAACCACAGCAGATCTTTTAATACCGACTGCCGCCTCATCCGCGCATTTTGTGCTCCAGAACATCTCTGTGACCACGGGACTTGATTACTCGCAATCATTCTTCGTCAAGGCGGGCGGATATAATTTTGTCCAATTTACGGGAAGTTCAGGATTTAATTCTGCCGAATGGTTTAATGTTGACCTGTCAACCGGGCTGATCGGCAACAGCGCAATGGTTACATCAGTAGCCAAAATTAAGGCGTTAGGTAATAGCTGGTTCAGGGTATCAATCTCTGATGCAGCGCTATCAACTATTTCAGGGCGATTTATAGCCGCCGTGTATAATACTGACGTAGCCTCACGGCTTCCGGCATTCGTAGGGGATACAGTCTCGGGAGTCCATTTCTGGCTCGGTCAGATGGAGCAGGCAGCCTTCCCATCCTCCGGCGTAACCACACTAGGGGCAACAGCCACCCGCTCAACGACGGACATGCGGCGCTTGTGGCCCTTCCCTGCCAACGGCATTAGCGAGTTGATCATCTGGCGCCCACAGTACGACGCCACGGATGACAAGGGCTCAGACCTTCAGATTATCAACATGAGCGACGGCACGGAGAACAACTATCTCCGTGTTACTGTCGACCAGACAAACGACCAGATTCACCTCAAGAAGCGAGTCAGCGCAGGAACCGAGGTGGTCGTATCGACTCCAGTATCAGCGTTGAATTATGTCAAAGGCGACAGAAAGAGCGTTAGGCTAGTAGCAGACGGTAACGGCCTTGATCTCTGGGTGGACGCTCTGACGAAGGTCAGCACTGCAACAGGCGACGCGCCGACCGACTGGACAACCAGACTGACAACGATTGAACTGCCCCCGTCGTTCCACACCGTCGAGTCGTCCAGAGTGTGGAATCAGGCGAACCCTGATAGCTTCATGGAAAACCTGACATGATCAACTTATGGGTAGCAGTCAGGGAAGATGTCGGGCTTGATGATCTGAAGCTAGGCCGAATCTTGACCCACCCTGACATGGCGCACATCGAGGCTGTGATGAAGCGTGATACTCTAGCGGGCAAGGTCTGGACGCTTTACTCTGTCTACATCGAGCCGACTGCAGCAGCCAAGACTAAGATTAAAACTTGGTTAGCTAATCATGCTAATCAGGTAGTTGTAGGCGGAGCTTGGAAAATGGACGGCTCGCAGATCTTGAAAGCAGACGGCACCCCGATGTTTCCGATTGACTCTAGGCTGATCAAGTTCATGCCGGATGACGTATCATACGACGAGAGCGGCGCGGAGATCGGACGCACAGCGGCAACAGAGCTTAAACAGGTTAATGTCATGTTCGGCCAATCACCGCGCAATTTCACATAGAGGAAAGATAGATGGCTACATCACCAATTTCGATCGTTTCAGGCAAAAGCACTCCGCTTGAGCCTGGCACATGGAAGCTGAACATCATAATTGCTGTAGCTGGCCCGACAACGGTCGCAGTGTCAAGCAATGAAGGGGTGTCTTTTCAGACAGAAACGGACGGCGTATTTACCGCATCGGGAACGGCGATTATTGAAATCGGACGTGGCGACTTGTTCAGGGGAACCTTCCAAGGAGGTGATACAATGACTGCTTCACTGGTACGCGGTTGGGGTAAGGGGTCGTAACATGCCAGGTCATACTAAGAGCGAACGCAAGAAAACAGGCAAGAAGGTTTCACGCAAGATTCGGAAGCTCAAGGCAGAAGGCAAGCCTCAGAAGGTAGCGGTTGCACAGGCAATCAATACTGTAAAGAGGCGCAAGAAACGTTAAACCGTAGAGGTGAAGCATGACCGAAGAAGAGTTGCTGGAAGCCATCAGGCTGATGGACAAAGCGGTAAGCATGGCTGAAGGCGTAGGCATTGAGTATTTCGCAAGAGATTTAGTGGAAGACGAAGAGCTAGAATTAATGCGCAGAGCATTCGATCTTGCTGGAGTGCAATAACAAGTTACCGTAGAGGTTATGATGGCTATTTATGTCTTAGTAGAGGTAGTGTATGACTGCTTCCGGTTTCAGCTAAATCTAACAGCAAGCAATGATAGGAGCGCCTTAGTAGCAAAGGCAGAATATTTACTAAAAGAGAACAAGCACAGAAAAGGTTGGCCGATCCTTGACTATGAAGAAGGAGGCGAAACCAATACCTGTTTGGACAGGGACGAGGCTTGCCATTATTGGATTCAGAAGTTCGACTAAACAAACAGCACCGTAGAGGCGGGGAAGATGGCAACCAGATATGAGAGGATTATAGAGAGGTTAGCTAGTCTGCCTGCAGAGAATAGGCACATCTGTAATGTTTCTAGATGTGCATGCAAAGGTTGCTGCGGGCAAGTAGGCGCCAAAAGAATCACTCAGAGAGAACTTGATATATATAACTCTGGAGAAATGAAAGAGAACGCTAGAGGGCGTTAAGATGAACAGTAAACAACAAGCATTCGTAGAAGCGTATTGCTGCAATGGATTCAACGCTACCCAAGCCGCAATCACTGCTGGCTATAGCGAAAGAAGCGCAGAAATGACCGGCTCTCGGTTGATGAGTAAAGATAACATTTCATCGGCTGTCGAAGCATTCAAAGCTAAGGCGTGTAAGAAGGCGCTGGTGACCGTTGAAGACCTTGTTAAGCTCTTGTATGAAGAAGCACAGGGGTTAGGCGAAGACACCACTTCAAGCGCTCGTACAGCTGCCATCAAAGTGCTAACCGACTTCACTGGCGGGTTCGATGCTAACGTGCGCAAAGTCGCGGTTGATACTGATGTAGTGTTCAACATGGCATTCAATGGGGAGAAGGGCGATGAATAAAGGGTTAGATGTCGATGCTATTCTGAGGCGGCATGAATCGTATCCAGATGCCGGACTAAAAGCGAAGCTTCATCTAGGAGCTGTTTGCATGCACCTTGGTTATTGGGTTCCATCCTATAACCTGGATACACCACCCTCAGAGCAGAAGCGGCTGATGGTAGGGCTTGGCAATATCTGCAAATGTGGGTTCGTTCCTCATAGATGCCGCTGCGATAAATGAAAACCGTAACCTACATAGCGTCACCCACAGGCGCACGCTTCCACGCATCCGATAAGGTTGTGCGCGGCTTCCTTGGCCCTGTAGGTAATGGCAAGTCAGTCACATGCATCAACGAGATGCACAGGCTAGCTGTACTGCAAGAGCCTAACTGTGACGGCATACGTCTGACCAAGTGGGCTATTGTCCGTAACACCTACGACATGCTAGAGACAACCACGCTCGAAACATTCAGACAATGGATTCCTCATGAAATATGCCCGGTTAATCTTAAGCCTATGCGCGGCAATATGGATTACCCTCTTCCTGATGGTAGTAGAGTCAAATCCAAGTTTATATTTCTGGCTCTCGATCGCCCAGATGATGTTCGCAAGCTTTTATCTTTGGAGGTCACGGGCGTTTTCATGAACGAGGCTAAGGAGCTGCCTTACGCGGTCCTTAAAGCTGCTCGTGAGCGTATCGGGCGCTACCCTTCACAGATCGACGGATACACAGACAAGGGCGACTACAAAGCACCTAGGGACGCAGGCGGTAACTATCAGCCATGCACACGAAAATCTGTACTGATGGACACCAACCCGCCTGAAGATGACCATTGGTGGTATCAGCTAGCTGAGGAAGGGTGCCTTAGATCCAACAACACTAAGCAGGCTAAGCGTGCAGTTAGTGAGATATTCGACTTTGTACGCGGTCCATCGCCATTGCTCAAACAGGCTGACGGTGAGTACAAGCCCAGCCCATTAGCCGAGAACATCAAGTTCTTACCTGGTGGCTATCAGTATTATCTGGACATGATCGCCGGTAACACTGAGGACCACATTAACGTGATGGTGCTTGGCAACTATGGCACGATCAAAGACGGCAAGCCTGTATATCCACAATACAACGACCGCCTACATTGCCCAGAGAAGCCGCTGGGAGTGATTGAAGACTTGCCCATAGGGTTAGGCTGGGATGGTGGTCTAACGCCCTCCTGCATCATTGGGCAGATGACACAGCGCGGACAGCTTCGAGTGATAGCCGAGCTGACGTCTGAGGATATGGGCGTGAGACAGTTTGCGCGCGATGTGGTCAAGCCATTCTTGCAGCGTAACTTTTACGGCATTGAGATCGCATTCTCCTACATTGACCCGGCAGGCAAAGGACGTGGTGAGGCTGAAGCTAAGTCTGCAATGGGCATCCTCAATGATGAGTATATTGATGACAATGAAGACGGTGACATTATCCAGCCGCTCAATCTAGGCTTTGAGACTGAGCCAGCACCAACCAACGACCCGACCAAGCGCATCGATGCTGTTAATTCATTCATCATTAAGCTGGTGGATGGTGAGCCTGGTTATCTCGTCAGCCGCAAGTGTCCGATGTTGCGTAAGGGCAAGATCGGCGGGTATCAATACAAGCGTGTCCAGGTGTCAGGTGATGAGCGTTACAGGGATAAGCCGGATAAGAATAAATACTCTCACCCCGCAGATGCCGAGCAATACATGGCCCTCGGTTTCAGCGGAGGGTTTGTAGTACAATCAGCGGACGACTGGGACGAATACGAAGACGACTTTGGCGAAGCCGGACCTATGGGATATTAAGCAATGGCAATCATTAGCAGCGATGTAGAAGACCAAGAGCTAGACCGAGAGGAAGACCGGGACATCACCGAGCTTGAAGGCGTTGAATTACTCGCTGATATGTTCCTGGTGTCTCAGCCTCAGTCGCAAGAGGGTGAAGAGGTCGAAACCATCTTCAGTCCTAAGCCTAACATCGCTGACATGTTTGATGATGACACGCTGCTAAAGATTGGTCGGCAGGCTAAGGAAGGATTCGAGGCAGATCAAGACTCAATGAATGATTGGGCTGAGCTGGTAGACTTCGGGCTTGACCTGGTTAAGCAGGAGACCCAGACCAAGAACACGCCTTGGGATGGTGCTGCTAACTTCAAATCTCCTGAGTTGATGAAGGCCTCGCTTAAGTTCTCTGATCGTGCCTCTGCTGAGTTACTGCGTAGCTATGACATCCTCAAGACCAAGGTTATCGGTGACGACCCACAAGGCCAGAAGTTTGAGCGTGGCGAGCGAGTGTCAGAGTTCCAGAACTGGCAGCTAAACATCGAGATGCCGGAGTGGCGAGATGAGCATGAGAAGCTTATCTATGACCTGCCATACACCGGCACAGTGTTCAAGAAGACATTCTTTGATGCACAGCTAGGCCGGAACACTTCCAAGCTGATCACCTTCCCGAACTTTGCTGTCAGCCAAGACGCTGCATCAATTACCAGGTTGCGCCGGTTCAGCGAGATCCACGACTTCGCCAAGAATGAGATCATTGAGAAGCAACGGCAAGGAATTTGGTTAGATGTTCAGCTGAGTTTTGGTGATCGCGACGAAGAAACAGACGAAGAATCAGAAGCGGACATGTTCACTAGCTTCATCGAGCAAGATGGATACTTCGACTTAGACGGCGATGGATACGAGGAGCCTTACACTTTCGTGTTCCAAGAATCGACCGGCGTTATCGTTCGGATCATGCCCAGGTTTGAACCAAAGGATGTATTGATCAAGGATGAGGAAAACAACCGCGCCTCTACTCTCGACAGACTGATGCAGGGCGGAGAGTTACCAGCCACATCGGGCGAGCGTGAAGTGGTACGCATTAGCCCTGAGATCAACATCACCAAGTATGGCTTCCTACGTGATCCACAGGGCGGCTTCCTTGACGTTGGTTACACTCACCTATTGAGCGCGATTGTCTCGGGCATCAACTCAACCACTAACCAGCTAGTCGATGCCGGTACGCTGTCCAACCTGCAAGGTGGATGGGTTGCACGGGGATTCCGTAAGAAGATGGGATCGAGCAGCTTCAAGCCTGGTGAGTGGAAGCAGACCGGCATTAGCGCCATTGATCTGCAGAACGGTATTAAGCCCCTGCCATTCAAAGAGCCAAGCCCTACTCTGCTAGCCCTAATGCAATTCATGATCAGCTCAGCACAAGAACTAGCAGCCTCAGCAGACCTTAAAGGCGCTCTAGGGACCAATGCACCAGTAGGCACTACCCTAGCCCTTATCGATGAGCAGATGCAGGGCACAGGCGCTATCGTTAAGCGCATTTATCGATCTATGAGCAGTGAGTTTCGCAAGCTGTTTGAGCTGAATGCTAAGTTTGTTGATCCTGAGCAGTATCGAGATATCCTTGACGATCCGCAGGCCGATTTTGCACAGGATTTTAACCTTCGCGGCATGGATATTGTCCCTGTTGCTAATCCAGAGATTGCCACAAAGACACAGCGAATCATCATGGCAAATGCTGAGGTATCTATAGCTGACAAACTGGCTCTAGTGGGCATAGATGCAAGGCCCCTTTATAAGAACTTCCT